CGGATGGACGAGGTGCTGCGGGTCCCGGCCAGGATCGGGGTCGTGACGCCCGTCAGAAGCCCTGACCGCTGACGAATCGCTCCGGGGAGCAGGCGGCCTTCGAACCCCAACTCCTGCGATCAGCGCCGGGCCGACGTGAAGGAGAACTCGACGCCCCCGAGGTCGGCGCCGTAGACGGCCGCGTCGACGAGGTCGTCGTGGTCGGCATTCGGAAATGCGATGGCCTGGCCTCGTAGGCCTAGAGCCCAGGAGCAACCCGGAGGTGGAAGACTGTGACGGCCTCGTAGCGGGCAGCGAGGGCGCTCGCCCGGGACACCTTTTCGCGGTCCGGGCGGACGGGCCGGGCCGGCAGGCACATTCCCGCAGCAGCTCCCGCGCAAACGGGCCCTGGAAAGGCGACCGTTTCGATGTTGCGCGGTCAGCGCGCCGTGGGCCGTCGGGTGGAGCCGTGGCCCGTCATGCCCGCGCGCTCGTGTAGTACAACTCCGTGCCGCCGAGGTCGGCCCCGTAGACGGCGGCGTCGACGAGGTCGTCGTGTTCGCCGTTGGGGAACGCCGTGAGCTCGGCCTCGAGCTCGGCGAGCCCGGGGGCACCCTGGACATGGAACACCCTGCCCGCCTCGTAGCGGGCGGCGAGGGCCCGGGCCCGGGTCTCCTTGTCCCGGTCGGGGTAGACCTTCTTCGCCGGCAGCCGGGTGTTCGCGAGCATCTCCATCACGAACGTGCTCTGGAACGTGCTCGCCTCGATGTTGACTGCGGTGAGGAATCGCGGGACCTCGGGGACGCCGCGGGCTCCGGGCCAGGAGGGCGGCAGGTCGCGCACCGGCCACAGCAGGCGCGGTCCCAGGGCGAGCTCGCCCGTCACGGGTCGCCCGTCCGTCCCGAACCCTGTGAGCCAGGCCCGGTGGCCGCCGTCGAGCCGTGCCCGCCAGGCGCCGAACAGGTACAGGTTGTGCTCGGCGTCCTCTGCCCACTCGACCGCCGCGGTGTAGTCGGCGCGCTCGCCGGTCGAGGCCGCGAGGTCCACCCCGACGCGGTGTGCGCTGCGCGGCACCTGGTCCGCTGCGATGGTTGTGAACCACTCCCGGCGGACGATGTTGCCGCCCATCCCCCGGGGGTCGTTCTGGTACTGGAGGTCGAAGATCGCGCTGCTGAGCTCGATCCGCTTGGCGAGGAGCTTGTCGGCGGGCCAGTAGGCCGGCCAGAGCGCGGCACCGTCGGGGTCGAGGGCAGCCCGCAGGTGGACGGGCCAGCCCCGCGCGGCGAGCTCCGCGTACCAGTCGTCCTCGTGCCAGCGGGTGCCGAGGACGATGATCTGCCCCGTCGGGGTGAGCATCGGCTCGATCACCGACCAGAAGCGCTCGGACGCCGCCCGGCGGGCGCCGGCGGTGGCGCAGGCGTCGCGCCCGACGAGGTCGTCGCACAGGAGCAGGTCGAAACGGGGTCCGGGCTTGAAGCCCGCGAGCGAGCCCGCCCGCACGGTGGCGTCCTTCTCGACGTACGCCTCGGCCCCCGCCACCGTCCAGGCCCGCTCGGTCCACTTGGCGGACTCGACGCCTGCGGCCGCCCAGGGGAAGACCTCGGCGAACCGCGCAGACGTGACGAGCGCCCGGATCGCGCGGGAGCGGGCGATCGCATCGGGCTCGGCCGCCGTCGCGATGCCGATCTTGCACCGGCCCCGGGTCACCCCGATCCGGCGGGCGAGGTGGTGGACCGCGGCCGTCGTCTTGGCGTGGCCACGCGGGAGCAGGAGCACGCTGCGGGAATGCGACGCGGCGAACGCTGCCGCTTCCCGCAGGTGCGCCGGGAACCGGAGGTCCGAGACGTACTCGGCGAACGCGCCGTCGTCGACCGCGGCGATCTCGCGGACGAAGTCGCGGTACGTCATGCCGGGCCTCCGGGGGATGCCGCGGCGACCCGTGCGGCCGCTTCGGCGCCGAGCGTCGCCGCCCACGCCGCTTCGCGCTGTGCCTGTTCGAGCGGGCTGAGCCCGTCGAGCGGGTGCGGGGCTGGTGCGGCCGGCACGTCGGCGCTGGCCCGGACCTGCCTGGCGGCCGCGCGCTCCGCCCGGCGCTCGATCAAACCGAGCAGGTCGCTCGCAGCCCGCCAGTCCTTCGACGCGGCCTGGGCGATCTGGCCGACGAGGCGGACCTGCGCGTCCGCCTCAGCCTTCTCGACCTGGGCCCGGAAGCCGGGCTTCGTCCCCATCCAGCGCAGCGCCGTGGTCCGGTTGATCTCCGCGTAGGCCGCGGCCGCCTCTCGGGAGACGCCGAGGCGGAGCGCGTTGAGGTAGACCTCCACGCGCGCCTCGGTCGCCTTGGTGGGGCGGCCCATGGCTAGCAGCGCTCCGCGACGAGACCCGTGTATGCCTGCCAGCGTTCGAGCGCGACTTGGGCGTACCCCGGGTCGAGCTCCATGCAGAACGCTCGGCGACCCTCGCGCTCGGCGGCGATCAGGGTCGTGCCCGAGCCCGTGAACGGGTCGTACACGTCGCCCCGGTGGTTGCGCAGCGGGCGGGCCATCACCTCGACGGGCTTCTGGGTCCCGTGGGGGGTAATCGCGTCGTCGCTCGTGCCGCGGGTGGCGTGGACGGTCGGGACCTCCCAGAGCGTGGTCTGGGTCCGGTCGCCCCGCCAGTCCGCGGTGGCTCCGTCGCGGACCGCGTAGTAGCACGGCTCGTGCTGCCAGTGGTACGCACCCCGCGACAGGACCGGGGAGGGCTTGGCCCAGATGATCTGGCTGCGGATCGCGAAGCCGGCGGCGGCGATCCCCTCGGCGACGACGCCCGCGTGGAGGCCGCCGTGCCAGACGTACAGGATGTCCGACGGCGAGAGGGCCCAGGCCTCACGCCAGTCGGCCCGGTCGTCGTTGAGCACCGCACCCGAGCGTCCGTGGCCTTTCCGCCAGGTCGGGTCGTACGACACGCCGTAGGGCGGGTCGGTAACCGTGAGCGCGGGCCTCGCGCCGTCGAACAGGCGGGCGACATCGTCCGGGTTGGTGCTGTCGCCGCACGCGAGGACGTGGCGTCCCAGGCGCCAGCGGTCGCCGCGGGCGACGTACGGGTCGGCCGGGACCGCCGGGACGTCGTCGGGGTCGGTCAGGCCGTCGGTGGGGGTGGTCACCGCCAGGCTGTCGAGCAAGGCGGCGAGGCCTTCGTCGGTCACGGACAGGCCCGCGAGCAGCTCGTTGAGGGCCTCCTGGTTGGCGGTCGCCATCGCCCCGATCGGGTCGAGCGTGGCGAGGACGAGGCGCTCCTCGTCGGGGTCGAGGTCGACGTACAGGACGGGGATCGTCGGCTCCTTGCGCGCAAGGGCGAGGGCAACCCTCGCGTGGCCGTCGATGACCCACCCGGTCCGGCGGTTCACGAGGACGTGGCGAACCCAGCCCACGGTGCCGAGCGAGCCTGCCAGGGCGGCCCGCTGGGCTTTCGGGTGGATGCGCCAGTTGGCCGGGTTCGCGGCGAGCGATGCCGGGTCCTCCGTCCCGGTCCCGACGATCCGGGTGCGCCAGCGTGCGGCGGATGCGGCGGTGTCGGGCGAGGCTCCCGTGGCGGGGATTGCGACGGTGGTGGTCGAGGGTGCGGTCATGTCCTACTCCTGCCTGGTGCTCCTGGTACGGGTTCCGATGGGGCGCTCCTGCGCTGTGTTCTCAACTGTCGCGGCGTTCGTCCGGCCGGTCGAGGGGGGTGCGATCTGCGGATACTCCGAAGGTGGCGGGTCCGGGTCCGTCCCGCGACCGGTGCATTGACCGGCGGAGCGGGCCCGGAGGAGACGTTGGGGAGCCGCGGTGTTCATGTCAGCAGTTTCCAGGTGCCTGTCGATGGGGTCCGCTGCTACATCGACCACGTGCCGGGTCTGGCGGGTTCTCGTCCGAGCCGCGACGCATCTGGCCGCCTCGTGCTCACACCCGCCCACCGCTATGCGATGGGGACCATCCCCGTGGTCAACGACATCCGACCCGTGTCGAGCGAGCCCACCGGGGCATCGCGCTGATGGCGCGGATGGACCCGCCAGTTCGACCGGTCGGCCGCGAGATCCCGCGGCGCCGCGGTCGCCGCCCAGACGATCCGGTTGCGCCAGCGGGCGGTCCCGGCCCCGGCGTCGGGCCTCTTGGCCTCCTCCACGGCATCGCGAGTCATCTGCTCGATTGTCATGCTGGGCCCCTGTTCGTCGTGCCTCCACCACCGGCGCGGTGCATCCGCGCCCACATCTCACAATGGGCGAAGGGCGACGGAGGGTCTATGGCGGCAACTGCTACACCAGCCACGGACGGGACCTGCGGGATTCTTCATCACCGGGCGTGGCCGGCGTCAACGCTCAGACAACCTCGGCCGGGGCCGCGATCGACGGCGACAGTGCCGCGCCCCAATCAGGACAGTGACGACGTCGCGAGTCCCGCGTGGTGGGGCTACGGTCGAGTTCAGTGACAGTGTCCACGTCATCCACGACTGGGCCAGATCACGACGTGATCGCAGTCGAGCCGGCTCCAAGCCGGTGAGCCGGAATGGCGTCATGGCCGTCGGTTCCTGGCGGCGGTGACGTCCGCCGCGAGATCGTTCTCCGAGGGCCCGATCCCGAGCTGATCCCGAGCGAACCGGACGGCTTGGCGGAGGGCTGCCCGACCTACCAACGCCTACCTTT